GTGGGCATCACAACCAAACGGAGCGGAACCCCGGTCAAGTTTGACCCCGAGAAGGCAGCCAACGTGATCGGCGCGTTCGTGCCCGGTGCGATCCTGCGACGCACAGATCAGGGTATCTCGTCGACGGGGCAGGCGTTCGCGTCCTACTCGCAAAGCTACCGTGAACGCCTCGCCGCGATGTCGGAGGACCAGAAGATCGACCTGCGCCTGACTGGCGGCTTGATGAACTCGATCAAGGTCCGAGACAAGCGCATCACCTCGCAAGGTGTCGAGGTCGTCATCGCGCCTGACACCGGCGCGTCACCGCAAGTGAGTCCACGCAACGGCAAAGCGCATCGCACGGGCAAGCAAGGCCCCGCGCACAACGTGCTCGGCTACTGGATCCACCACGGCACCTCGACGACGCCAGCGCGGCCCTTTATGGGCTTGACGCCAGATCAAGAGCGCGAACTCAACGCGCTGCTTGGCAAGGCAAAAGTCTTTGGTTAGACCGCCGTCATGGCGTTCAGCTCGCCTAGCCCCCGGCTCCGCATGGTGCGGTGACCGGGGGCGCGTTTTTGCGCATAGGTAGCGCCCGGCCGTCAACTGCATTATAGTGCAGGCCATGCAGCGCGTGCTGGTCGGCTCCACAGACACGATCCTGTCCTATCCGCGCTTGTCGACGGATGGCGGTGTCTCGACCGGCGTTCCCTCGTCGGCGACGGCGCGACGCATCCCGTCGCAGTCTCCCGACGCTCTGGGGGCCTACGTCGCCGCTACGGTCGATCCGCTGTCGACGACGACGCAGGGCGCGGTGCCAGAGGGTGCCGATAGCCTCCCGCTTGCGGCGTCGGTCGCCATCGTCGCCGGCCGGCGCTATCTCGTGACGGACTCGTCCAGCGCCCGCCCGGTTGTGGTTGTGGCGGCCCGTAGTGGCACCCTGTCGACTCTGTGGCTTGCTGAGCCCCTGCCCTGCGACATCGGTCATGCGTCGACTGTGAGCGGTCTGGCGGTGTCTGTGGCCCTGACGGCGGCACAGACCATCGAACCCGGCGCGGGCTATGTCTTGTTTCGCGCCACGGTCGATGGCGTCGTGCGTGAGTGGGACGAGTCGTTTCGGGTCGTCCGGCGCATCACGTCGATTGCGCTGTCGCCAACAGAACTGACGCAGTCCTACCCCGTCGTCCGGCAGATTGCGTCGTCAAGCGACCTCACCCTTGAGGAGGCCATTCAGGCATCATGGCGGATGGTGCTTGTTCCGGCGCTTGCGGCGCGTGGCATCCTCGACGAAGACGTGCTCACCGACGACGTGCTCGTGCCCATGCACGCTGCCGCCACGGTGGTCCACCTCGCCCGCCAGTGGCCAGCCGCCCCGTCGGAGTTTGTCTCGCGCCTTGAAGCCAGCTACGAGCAGATCAAGCAGACGACCTACGACCGTATCGACCTGATCACCCGTTCGCAGGACGAAGTCACACCGGAGATTCCGACGCCGGGTTCGCAAGGCCCGCGCTTCATGAGGATCTCACGGTGACGTGGCAGGATGCCCGCCGCGCCCTTGTGGCCATCCCCGGCGGCATCACCCCTGCCGTCGTCTCGCGTGGGCTCCCGTCGCGTTTTACGCACGATGTGGCGGGTCACGACGAGACGGTCGGAACGCAGTCGCGTCGATGGTGGGGTCGCGTGTTGTCGGGTGCGGCCGAAGGCCCGTACCAGGTGCAGCAGACCCGGCACCGTCTGACGTGGGAGATCGTCGTGGAGTACGTCGACAGCGTCGGCAACACCTCGGCTATCGACGAAGCCATCCCGACCGACGCCGCGCAACTTGCGGCGGCATTCGCCCTCGGGTCCAATTGGGACCGCGCCACGTCTGGCATCGTCGCTGTCACGCCAGCAGGGACCGACGTAGCGCCCTACACTGTGGAGCAGGTGAGCGGTGCTCGCCGACTCCGAATGACTCTTGAAGTGAGGTACAGCACATGACCGACGTCGCTCGCTTGTCCACGTTGCGCTACGGCCTCCACACGAACGCATTCACGTTCAGCGGTACGCCGACGCTGGTTCCCCTCCGCCTCACCGACGACGGCGCATCGTTCCTGCCTCGCAACCGTGCGCCGATTGCGCGGCCGCTGCGGAGCCTGTCGGGCCGGCGCTACTCGCATGTCCGTGGTGTGCAAGACCTCGCCGATATCTCCGTCGCCACCGAGATGCGCGGCGTCAACGCCAACACGGGCGCGGCTGTCACCGACTGGGAAGCGAAGATGGAGCAGGGCTATCTGCTCGCCAGCCTCTTCGGCGCTGTGGCCCCTCAGACGTCAGGTGTCGCGCCCACGGTCGCTTCATCGGGTCACACGCCAGCGTCGGGAATCATTGCCGTCGTCGGCACGACCACCGCAAACGGGCAGGTTATCGCCTTCGCTTCGTCGGCGGGCTTGCAGATGGGTCGCATCGCCAGCGGTGGCGGCACGACGACGCTGACGCTGGACCATCCCTACAGCGGCACCCCGACGACTGGCGCGACCGTCTTCCGCAACGCGGTCTACACCGTCGCCGACGCCGTCACGCACCACGTCCACGCGATGTTTGCCGCAGAGGGTGAGGACTGGCGGCGCGACTACTTCGGCTGTATGCCGATGAGCCTTGCGCTTGCGTTGCCGAATGCCGGCCTTGTCGGCATGACCTCCGTGTTCTCCCCGACGTCGTTCAGCGACGTTGCCGAGGCCAACCCGGCCCATGCCGAGCCTGTGTCGGGTAACCCCATCGTCGTCGACGCTTGCCGCATGTGGTTCGCCGGCAACGACGTCATCGCCCGCGACTTGACGATCAACTACAGCGCGGCGACGACGCCCCGTGTTGCGTCGACGCGCACGAACGGGCGCGTTGGCGGCGTGAGCGGCACTGGCGACGGCAAGACGTTCACGATGGAGTTCAGCGTCTATCTCGGCGACGCCAACCTCGCTGGCGAACTGCAAGACGGCGCTGGCTCGCCGACGCTGAACGACTTGATCGGCGACAGCGACGCAGCCGGCGACGTGTCTGTGACGCGCAAGGTGTCGCTCCAGGTCGGTACCGAGATCGGGGCTGTCATGTATGCCTACATGCCTGAGGCTGATTGCGTGGTCACCACGCAGCACGTCGACGGCCTCACCGTTGCTCGCGTCGTTGCCACCGGCACCGGCGCTCTTCCTGCTATCCTCTCTGTGGGGTGACACCGTGGCTGTCCGCATCGCAAACACCGTCCGTAACACTCGCGTCGACTCAATCCGTGCCGCCATCGACGCTGGCGCTGGCGCTGGCCTCCTGCGCATCTACAGCGGCACCAAGCCGGCCAAGGGCGGCACGCCTGCCGGCACCTTGCTCGCCGAGCTGACTTGCGCCGATCCCTGCGGTTCGTCGTCCGGTGGCGTGCTGACGTTCACGACGCCGTTCTCTGACACAAGCGCAAACGCCACCGGCACGGCGGCGTTCTTCTACCTCACCGACAGCACGGGCTCGTTCGTCTGTGACGGCGACTGCGGCACCAGCGGAAGCGACCTCAACCTCACGACGCTGAGCATCGTCTCGGGCCAGCCCGTGCAGGTCACGTCGTTGACGATCACCGACGGAAACAACTGATGCACGACGTCGACCCGGCGCTCAACTTCGGTCACGCACAGTGGGAGTCGACAACGGCTCCCGCTGGCGAGGCCGATGCCGCCAGCAAAGTCTTTTGGCGTTGCGTGCGATGCTCGCACGTCGTTGGCTTCTGGCTCGATGGCTTCGGGTCAAGCCCCACGTCGACGACGACAGCGCCACCCGCTAACGTCGGCATCTATGCCGGCGAGTTCTGCACCTGAGAGGACGACAATGGCCAACGTGATCGCGAATCGCAGCACCAACGCGAGCAAGCTGGAACGCTGGCTGGGCAAGGAACAAGTCGAACACATCTCGGGGTCGATGCGCGGCTGGTACGGGCGCAAGCCCATCCTGATCAACGGCGTCCCCGGCGCTGGTGGTGTGTGGTGCGGTCGCGGTGGCGACTTCGTGGGCAAGATCGACGGCGGCGATTTCATGTCACTTGCCGAGCGATGCGTCGAGCGTGTCGACCGCGCTATCGGCAAGGTCGCTGGCCGTCACGCCATGCACGGTTTCTCGTCGTTGTCGGACCTGATCAACGAGGTCAGCAACTTCGGCAAGCGGAAGGACTTCACGTTCAACAAGCTTGGCACAGCTGGCACCATTGGCGGCACAAACTCGCTCTGGCGCGTCGGTGCGTATCCCGCTGCGGGCAACGCTGCGGCGGCTGCTCCCGGTGGTGCGGCACTAACGGATGCGACGCAAGGTGCGTTCTTTTTCGTCAACCCGTCGTCGCCAGATACGCAACACTTCGTCCGCGCCGACGTGATGTCGTCTGCCGCACCGCGCACGTTGCTGCTCTATGACCGCATCTTTGAGGTCAACAAGACCATGTCATCGACGGCGACGGAGGCCGTTTCCGGCGTCCCGACGCGCTACCAAAACACCGCCGATGACCAGCCCGACAGCGCGGACGGCAACTTCCTGATGATCGAAGCTCAAGCGGCTCTCGCCGCGCTGGCGCACAACTGGACCGTCTGCACCTACACCGACCAGAACGGCAACGCCGCAACGTTGCCGTCGCTGACCGGCAATTCCAGCAACGCGGCCAACCGTCTCGATCATCCGCTGAATCAATGGTTCGCTCCGCTCGCGACTGGCGACAACGGGATCCGCACGTTGACGCAGATGCAATGCTCGGCGTCCATCACGGGCACGGTCGCGTTCGTCATCGGGCACCCGATTGCGTTCATGCCGTGCGTCGTGGCGAACATGATCACCATCGTCGACGGGATCAACACCGCATTCAATCTGACGCGCATCTTCGACGACGCTTGCCTTGCGTTTCTCGACGTCAACACGCCCGTTTCAGCTGGCGCCACGTTCAACGGGATGTTCGCGACGGCGTCAGGCTAGTCTGACGTAGGAGGTCGAGGCCGTGCATCAGATTTCTGGCAACGGCCGTGTCGTCCAGTCGTGGGCGCAGACGCAGTGGGCGACCACGCCCACCAACCACGATCCAAATCCGCCGATCAACCTTGAAGAGTCGAGTGACATCGTCCTCGCCGACGCCGTCGTCAGCGGCAGCGCAACGGTAGGGTCTGGTAGCGGCGTCGACGCAACCGGCGCAATCACCCTCGACACCGTCGCCGTCTCGGGCAGTGGCCAGCAGACGCACGTCGCGACCGGCGCGGTCACGCTGGACACGGTGGTCGTTGCCGCAAGCGGCTCGCCCGTCATCGTCGCCACCGGGGCAATCACCCTGGACGCCGTCACCGTCGCAGGATCGGGCGACGTCGGCGCGTCATCCGTCGATGGTACCGGCGCTATCACGCTGGACGCCGTCACGGTTGCAGGTACCGGCTCCCCGGTGGTCGTCGGGTCCGGCGCAGTCACCCTCGACACCGTCACGGTGGCGGGCGCTGGCTCTCCCATCGTCGCCAGCACGGGCGCGATCACACTCGACGCCGTCACCTCGACGGGCACCGTTGCAGCCGTGGTGTTCGGCACGGGCGCAATCACCCTCGCCGACGCCACCGTGGCGGGTTCTGGCACACAGGTTCACGTTGCGTCGGGCGCTATCACACTCGACGCTGTCTCCTGCACTGGCGACGTCGCGGCGGTGGTCTTTGCCTCTGGCGTCGTCACCCTCGACGATGCGGCCGTCGATGGTGTTGCATCGATTCCCAACCTCGGCACTGGCGCTATCACTCTCGACGGCGTCGGTATCTGGGCCACGAACAAGCCACCGATGCTCATCGGCATCGTGCCTGCGGTGTTGCCTACAACAGGCAACATCGCAACATCGCTGTCGGCGATGGGCACCGTGCCTGCTACGCTGACGGCTGGCGGCGTCATCCCCGCCGCGCAATCTCTCACCGGCTCCGTCCCAGCCGGCCTCACTCTCACCGCACAGGTGTCGACATGACGGCGCTCAGCATCAAGCAAGGCCACACCCAAACCGTAACGCTCCAAATCAACGCCAGCGGCGGCGGAGCGTTCAACTTGACAGGATACGCGGTCACGATGGTTGTTCGCGCTCAGGGCCAATTGGCGAAGCCTGGGACGGTCGTCTCGCCAGCGACGGGCGAGGCCACGTTTACGTTCGCGGCGGCGGACTACGCTGGCGCACTGCAGCCCGGCCGATGGGTCTATGAGGTCTGGGTGTCCGACGTCGACGAGAATCTTCCTGTCCTGTCAGGCACCCTGACGATTGTCGACGTCCCGCAGCGCGTGTGATATCGCCGCGCAACCCCCTCACATGAGGCGCATACATGCCAGCTCTGCTCATCTATCCCGGCACTCGTGGCACACCCGTTCCGCTGCAAGACGTTCTACGCGAGGCGCACGACGCCTATCGTGAGGCCCGCAAGGCGCAGATCGAGGGACGCCGCAAACGGCGTGTGCCACTCGACGACAGCACGGATTGGAAGCAGGTCACCGAATCGGTCGCTGGCGTCTCTCTGGCCCTCACGGACCGCGACAGCGCCAAACTCGCCCGCGAGGCGCGGCTGTTGGCGGAGTTGACGGAGGGCAACGCGCTGGAAGAGGTCGGCCCCTACGAGCCAGACCCGGCGCTGGAGAGTATCGTCGTCACGATGCAGGTAGTCGCTGACGCCGATAGACGTCTCTGGAACGCTGAGACGCAGGCGCAATGGGCGCGTGTGCGGGAGTGTCGCGTCTCTGGCGACCTCGTCGGCGCACAGGCCGCCCTGAACGCGCTGGACGCCATCGCGGCCCGTGTCGTGTCCGCTATCGTTGTCGAAGTGACTGGCATCGAGGGGATGAAGCCGACCGTCGCTGAGTCGATGCCGGGCCTGACCCTCGCCGGCCTGCTTGCTCCGCTGTACCAAGCTGCCCGTCACTTCCTTGAGTTGCCCGTGGGAAAAGCCGTGCGCTGTGGGCTGCCACCGCTGTCGACCTGACACGGTACGACTGCGACGACTGCCCCACGGCGCGACGATCACAGCAGGGATGCACTTCCGACGGGCCGGTGGTTTTCTTCGCCGGCACTGAACACGCCACACGTCGATGCCCTCGCCGACACCTACGCGACCACCCCGACGTCGGCGGGGCGCTTGCGCTCTGGCGCTCATGCGAAGGCAAGCCGGGCGTGGAGGCGCTCCGGGCGCTGTCCACACACGCCGTAGACGCCTTCGCGGTCGTGGATTCTGGCAGAGCTGCTAAGATGCAGTCGGATGCCGAGCAGGCGCGTACCGAGGCACGGGCGCAAGAGGCCGCTAGGCCACGAGGTAGGCGATGACCCAGACAATCGAGTACGTCGTCAAAGTCAACGCCACACAAGCACAGGCGGCCGTTGCGGACGTCGAGAAGCGGTTCGGCGGCGTCGACACCGTCGTCGCTCGCGTCGACAAATCAATCATCGCGCTTGAGCGCGACATGAAAGACCTGAACGCCGCCATCGCGGCGGGCGGGCCGAATGTGTCGCACTACCGCAAAGAGTTGGAGCGATTGTCTGCATCGGTGGGAGGCACAAGCGGAGGTGCTGCAAGCGGCGGCGGTGGCGGCGGCGGGAAAAGCCTCGGCATGGCGGCGCTTGAAGGCTCTCGCGCTATCGAGGATCTGCAATACGGGCTTGCTGGCGTCGTCAACAATATCCCCGGCCTCGTGATGGCGCTGGGAGGTGGAATGGGGTTGACGGCTGCAATCAGCCTCGCTGCCGTTGGTGTGAACCAACTCTATAAAAACTTTATCGCTGTTCCCGACGCAACAGAGACAGCGACGACGACGGCGCGATCATACATCAAAGACCTTAGAGATGAAATCGCAGAACTAGGCAAAGACCTGCGGACGGTTCAAATCGGCGCAACTGGCGTTGCGATGGAAGAGCAACGCAAACGCATACAGATTGCGATGACGGAAGCGCGAGCCGTTGTCGATGCTGTCGGTGGGCCACAGGCACTCGCCGACCTTCGATTCTTGACAAAAGATCGCCCAGAGATGCTGCCATCCAGAGGGTTTGGCCCACTTGCCAACCGCAACTACGTTAGCCCCGAAGCGTTCCAAGCGGCCATCGACGCGCAAACGAAGATCGACCTTGAAGTCCGCAAAATGCAGCAACTCCAGCTTATTGAGTTGGAAAAGTCCGACAAAGAAAGCGCGGAAAAGCGCGGCAAGGAATCAGCAAAAGCCTACATCAAAGCCACCGAAAAAGAGTTTCGGGACTATGCATTGTCGCCAGAAGAGCAAGGCATGTACGGGACTGGCTTCAAGGGCCAAACGCTGATGTCGTCAATCGTTGAGGACACGGTCAAGAGGAACGCACAAGTCGCTGAAGATGCCGCCGACCTTGAAAACGAAATCCGCAGTCAAATTGCCGAGCATGAGGAAAAGAACAATCGAGCGGCCGATAAGATCGAAGAGCAAAGAACCAAGAATCTTGAACGTCAAGCCAAGGAACGTGAACGCATTCGTGAAGACGAGGCGGCACACGCCAAGAGGCTGAGAGATCAAGAGGTGCAAGCCTTGCAGCGCATGGGCTCCGAGGCTGCTGCCGCTATCGGCACCTTCGCCGCAGAGGCTGCGACGGGTCAAGAGGACGCGCTGCAAAACCTCTTGAGTGCTGCCTCACAACAAGCCGGCGGCATGATCATGCTTAAAGGTGGCGAGGTGATGGCAGCCGGAATCGCGGGCATGTTGGCCGCGCCAAATCCCGCTAGCGCGGCGCAGATTGCTGGCGGTGCGGCGCTGGTTGCAGCCGGTGCGGCAGTGCAGACCGGAGGGCCTGCGGCCATCTCGTCGCTTATGGGCGCGTCTGGCGGGCGCACGTCGGGCGACCGACAATCCACCCGCGACCCTGGTGCCTCCCCCCGTAGCGGCGGCGGCGGTGGGAGCGGTGGCCCATTGATTGTGAACGTGGCATACGGTGCAGGCGGACCGCTGCCTGAGGATATCGCCCGCGAGATCCACAAGGTCACGTCCAGCGGCAACCGCCGACGAGGTGCAGCGTGAGTTACCCGGTTCTCTCTGGCGCTGTCGTCGTCACCGCAGCCAACCGGCGCTTGCGCTTCCGTGAGGCCGCTGGCGCGGTCGGGAACGTCGACCTTGCGCTGGGCACCTACT